GTGAGACTGTATCTCTTACACCCAAGCCATCTGCCCGACCTGATACTAATATACCATCAGATACGATTAACAGTCTACTGTCAACATTTAAGACTGATGACCCAAATAAAAGATTAGTAGCATCAAGGGTTTCGACTGACACAGTAAGAAACACATTTGGTGAAATTAACAATGACAGTGATGTACAGCAAAATGTTGAACTTAGTGGTCAGGATACTCAATTATCAAATGTTGAATCAGAAAGAGCAGAAGAAATCAATCAATACACTCAAGAAAGACGCAAGATGAATGACATTGATATGATGAAGCTTGAAAACTTTGAAGTGAAAGGTGACCCATCATGGCTAATATCATACTCACGTGATCATTTCGGTTCTATAAATGGCTCTTATGATTTTAGGTCACCCGTCATATTCTTAAGAATTATCAAACCTAATATGAGTGAATATATGAACCCTGAATCTGTCACTGGACCATTAGAACTAGATGATAATCATAGTGGTTTTTATCAGATTGTAACATGCGAACATACTTTTCAAGGTGGTAAATATAAGAACAAGCTTGAAGGGTATCGTATTCTAGTATGACAAAATCATTAGCACAAAATGGACCTATGACTTCTCTTAAGGAGAGACGTAATAGTCTTAGTACACATAGAAAGCATGGTCTCCATGGAATATACTATGCTGTCGTTATTGATGATTATGATGAACAGAATAGGGATAGACTTTTTTGTTATGTTGGTGGAGTATCAACCAATGACATTAGGCCTGTCGTTGATCTTGCGACTATAGATATTGCCACGGCTAAGGGTATATGGTGTGGGCCTCTTAGGACATCATTCGGGACAACACGCATACAGCGGGATGCAGAGGTTGATGAAACTATTTCATTTGGTATTAAGCCTCCACAGCCACGTAAGGGTGATGCTGTTGGTGTTATGTTTATAGGCGGTTCTATTAATTATCCTGTGTGGGTTGGTTCTATTTCTGAAGTTGCTCAAGCATTCACATTCCCTGGTCTTCCATCTGGTATAGTTGATGGTGAAGATGATTTTCTAGTTGGTACAGAAACATCAAGAGACAATCCAACAAAAAAGCAGAGACAATCAGCAGGTAAAATTAATAAGAATATCAAAGAATCAGGATTAAGTCAGGACTTAGTAAGAGGTGCTGGTACTGCTGGTTCAACACGTGAATCACCATCACGTGTATCAGGTTGGAAAAGCAGAGGTGATCCAAATACTGATGCAGCAGGACACTTTATCGTATTAGATGATTTACCAGAAGCATCAGGCATAAGACTAAGGACATCATATGGCCATCAGATAACAATGTCTGATGCAACTAAAAGCATTTATATTAGCACATCTAAGGGTAACTCATGGATTGAAATGTCAGAGAATGGTCATATTGAGATGTATTCAGACAAGGAGTTTGCCATTCATGCGAAAGGTGACCTAAACTTAACAAGTACTGGTGATACAAATCTTGATGTTGGTGGCGATTTTAATATTAAAGTTGCTGGTAGTGTGAAAGGATTAGTATCATCTGACTATAATATTAGTATAGATGGAAACTACTACTTATCATCAAATAACATTCATACTAAATCTAGTGCAAATACTTATATATCTGCTGATAATGAAGTTAACATAAAATCTAATACTGATATGAAACTGGATGCAGGTCTTGCTAGTCATATCAAAGGCGGGACATTTGTGTTTATTGATGCTGGTACTCAGGTTCAATCAGATCAGGGTCTTGCAGATAGTGCAACAAGTTCTGATGATGCTACAAAGCCTTCACTAATATCACTATCTGGACCTACTACTATATCAGACAGTATCAATAATCAAATTGGTGCTGACACCATGTATGTTGATGGAAGGGCTAGGCGTGTTCCACAACGTGAGCCGTATCGCCCTGATGATAGACTTATATTTGCGAGTATGGAAACAACAGGCCATAGAGAGACAAGCCCATATGATCGTGATGAGAATAGAGGACTTCCTAATAGATTAGCATTAGGGTTACGTGGCACAACAGGTTCTAGTAACTTTACTCCTAATAGAAGAGGCACAGGTACAACACCATCATCACCTGATGAGTTGCCAAAGCTTGACCTAGATAATATTCAGTATCTTGTAGTTCATTGTTCGGCTACACCTGCTGATAGAGATATAGGTGCTGCTGAATTAAGACGTATCCATTTGCCTGCATCAAGAAGATTAGGATTTAAAAACACAGTTTTAGGATATCATAAGGTTATTAGACGTGATGGTAGCGTTGAAGAATATTATCCTGAAGATAGACAGGTTGCTCATGTAGTAAATTCAGTCAATAAAGTATCAATAGCTATTTGTATGATTGGTGGAATTGACAATAATGGCAAGGCCCAAAACAACTTTACTGATGCACAGTTTGAGACATTATCCAGTGAATTAGATAAACTTGAAGCCAAGTATCCTAGAGCTAATGTAATGGGGCATCGCAATTTTAACGGTACACCAAATGCTACACCAAAAGACTGCCCAAGTTTTGATGTAGTAAAATGGCGAGCATCGGGTGACATGGGTAATGCTAGAGCATAGCAGAACTTGTCATATTGACATCGAGATACCCTCTTACAACATCTCTAAACTTTCGCTTCACACGGCGCTCAATACGCATAAGATTAGAAGGTGTGATTTGTAACTCTTCATATACAGACTTTCGAGTATTACCAGACTTATTCATGATAACACCATCAAACACAAATTGTTCTGTCTTATTGAAATGAGGTCTTAGAACTTCATCTATCATTGTTTTAAGTTTATTGATGTCGCACGTATTTTCATAATCAGGAGTAACGCTCATTGTATCATATGACATGACATCAATATTACTGATCTCATTATCATCTGGCTCTGCCCACACTTCACTTTCAGTATAATTAGTTGTGTTAAAGAAATTATTATTGATATTCGATAAAATCATGTGATCTTTATCATTGATTGCCAATTTTTCAATTATTTCATTATTGAATGGAAGTGATTGGCTTGTATCAACTGCATGTTTTATCAGCTTAACATAAGCGGTGCGACTGATACTATTATTACTGATACGCATCCCTGTGACACCAGCATTATCCATGACATAATCTTGTTGTGCTGATTTAATATAAAATGTTGCTAATGCGCCGAGACGTTGTGACTTGAATGGATTAAATTTGTTAATACATTTTAGGAGGCCGATACATCCCTCTGAATGAAGTTCATCTTTATGAATTCTAATATTCTTTTTAGCACTTTGGAAGACTATTCTAGTACGAGAATGTACCAGAGGTTCATATTGTTTAAATAGTTTATTTTTTGTCTTTTGATGAGTCCCTGAGTGTAAGAAGTTTCTAACAAGAAGGCGAAATTCATCTAAGGCGGGTAATGGTTTACGATAATAAGACATATCAATCTTTCAAACAGTTCGTTTTATAATAAATACAAACATGAAAACAACATATAGAGGCTTTAGTTCGTATAGTAATAATCAATCTCCTATTGATAACAGGATGGTTGATAGAGCATTAATTAAGCAAGATTTAATCAATCATTTTAACACCTTCCGTGGTGAAGTCTTGGGTAGAGCATCTTTTGGAAGCAACTTACGGTCAAGATTGGGTGAACCGTTTGATGAAATTACTAAAGCAAATATAATTAATGATGTTACTATGGTCGTAAGATATGACCCAAGAGTTTCGTTAAAGTCAGTTGTACCAGAATATACAGATGATACTATCGTTATTGTTGTCGTATTAGAATACGTTAATGATAATGAAGTGGATTTAATTAACCTTTTCGTTGATCGCAATGGAGTTTCATAATGTGGGATAGAATCATCACCAAAGAGAGTCAAGAGAAAATTGAACAAAATATTTATGAAAATAATATTCTCGTTCCCTCTTGGCGTAAAATTACACAAAACGGCCTCATACAGCTCGTCCCGATTGATGAAGATGGTACGAATATCATCGAAGAAGGCATCTCTTATGATAGTGAAGATACGTTTGAAGCACATTTCAACATAATGGTTGAAACGTTTAATATAGATATGAAAAGAAGTCTACTATGAGCCGCCAGAATACCTTATTTGTTTCAGAAGACTGGAAAGCAGTCTATAATAGTCTTACAGAGATAGACTTTACTGCACTTGATTTTCAAGACTTACGTGTAGCATTAATGAATAACCTTAGTGTGAACTATCCCGAAGAGTTTAATGACTGGATTGGTTCAAGTGAATTTGTCATAAAATTAGACACTCTTGTATATCTTGTATCATCACTTGCATATAGGTATGAAGTTAATGCGCGCGAGAATTATATCAACACTGCTGAACGTAGAACATCTATTCTAAACCTCGCTTATAATATTGCATATGATGTATCACGCACACAGGCTGCATCTGGTGTTGTTAATGTTACCGCGATAAGAACAACTCAAGTTGTGAATGATATTGATGATAATCCTATTCGCGGTGATGTTATATGGAATGATGCCTCTGACCCCAATTGGTTTGATAAATTCATTTCGATTATGAATGCTGCGTTTGATACTCGTTCTAAATGGGGTAGACCTGTAAGACGGTTTAAATCACCCACAACATCCCATCAAACAGACTTATATCGTCTTAATAGTCCTAGTCCAACTAATGGTGTATATTCATTCACTGCTAGTGTTCCTGCAACATCCTTGCCATTCAATGTGGTTAATGCTACCCTTAATGAGGTCAATGGCGCATTAGATGAATTAATACCTGACCGTTTCAACAATTTTCATATCACTTATCAATCGGATGGTGTAGGTTTTGGTTCTATTGGTACAGGTTTTACATTACCCATTAAACAGGGTAATATATCATCAACACAATATAATTTCACAGAGTCTATCACAAAGAGAATTGCACGTGTTGATAGTACATCAATTAATAATAAAGATGTATGGGTAGCTGAAATTGATGATAATGGAGACATTATCGAAGCATGGACTAAGGTTGATACTGCTTTCAATCAAAGCATTGGTTATAATCCTAATAACACAGACGCTAAAATATATGAAGTCATCACAGAAGATAATGACAGTGTTAGTATCAGATTTGGCGATGGTAAATTTGGTCAAATCCCTATTGGTAGATTTGTTGTATTTTTCCGTCAATCATCGGATATACCATATACTATTCGTTCACAGGATATTAAAAACAGAACCATAACTCTCCCATATGTATCTGGTGGACAGGTATATCAGCTTTCAATCACATTTGATTTGGAAACTAATATAACAAATGCTGCGGCTGCTGAAACCGCTGAAGATATTAAGAATAATGCACCAGAAGTATTTTACACTCAAAATAGAATGGCATCAGCAACAGATTATAATCTATACCCTAAGAGTGATAATGCCATTCTAAAGGTCAAAACTGTAAACAGAACATATGCGGGCCACAGTTCTTCTATACCACTCAATGAACCATCTGGTGCATATGATAATAAAATTGTCTTAGCAGAAGATGGTAGACTATATAAAAATACAATTAATGATGAACAAATAACAAATGTAATAGATGTATCTTGGAACAGCTCATTAGACAGTATTGACACATTTATTAATAATATAATAGTAAATGAAATAAGTAAAGAAGATAAACAAATTTTTTACTATTCAAATTATAATACTATTTCAACTAATAAATATTTATTTACTAAGACTTCATCTGTTAATCGTAGGGCGCTTGGTAAAATAGATGTATCATTATCAACATCACCACTTGAACAGATTGATGTTAACACGTTACTTATATTTAGAGATGGTACAACTGCACGTGTTGATAGTATTGCTCAAGATAGTTATGGTATTATTGACAATAGTATATCATTAAAACGTGATGTTCCATTCACCAGTGAGTATATTAAAAGTTTTATGCCTTCTCTTAGAAGAAAACTCACAGACATTGAACAAGTCGCAATATCAGATAAGTTGCTTCTAAAAAGAAGTTTTGCATTAAGGTGGAACCAAGATAACCAAACATGGTCAATTATAGACTCAGAGAATATCAACAGAACTGGGGCGTTCTCATTAGATAATGCTGGTGATAATAGTAATTCGTTCTCTGATGCCTCATGGATGATATTGTTTGAATACCAAAACCAAGTTGGTAGTACATATAATTGGACCATGACACCACGTGGTCAAAGAATTGAATTTGAAAGTGGTAGAGATGTGCAATTCTATTTTGCTGATAATGGTAAAACAATTGATCCTGTCACTGGTGATATCAAACGGGATGGCATATTTCTAACAGTCAATAACCAGAAAAGAAATAGTCTTGCAAGATTATCACAATCTAACTCAGTAGGTGCTGATCCAAAAGCTGGTAAGGCGTTACTTGTGGGTGATGGCTCTAAAACAAACTTTACTACTAATCTTGTTATATCAGGAACCAAAAATGTATTTCTGACTGATCGCAATGGTAATGCATTAGGACGCTCTGATTGGTCTGTATCATCATCACCATCGGGACTAGAAGTCATATTTGATAATGCGCCTGTGGATGGTGAGTTTATTGTTGTGACTGTTGATCCTCGTAAGGTGCATATGCCGATACAAAGAGATTATCAAATCACTGATGGTTCGAGTGATGTATTCAGCTTGAGAGAAACACAAGTTGCGTCAGAAAACACATTTATATTTGTTAACGGTCTCCATAAATCTCCATATTTTGATTATTCCGTATATGAAACAAATATTGAAAGCATCGTAAAGATTAACCAGTTACCACAAGATGGTCAACCATTGGTTATTTATAAGATGACAGAAGGCGAACCTATATTTGTAACACTGAACTATATGGGTGATGGAACGACAAGAAGATACCCACTTAGGATGGCGGCTGATAATGTGTTATGTTTCATTAATGGTATTAGAGAAACAGATTTCACTATTGATAGAACTCTCACTAATTCCAATGAAATTGTATTTGATAATGCTCCAAGTCTTAATGATACTATTCATATTAGAGCATTATATCGCACTGATATATTTCTAATGGAAGAACAGGTCATGACTGCTACAACAGGTCAAACAAAAGTACAAGTCACATTCGATAATGCATCTGGTGATAGACTAATGATATTTGTAAATAACAGATATCAAAGTATTGTAACATATGATGACACTCTGAATGATGCATTTTTATCCGCACCATTAGCAGGTGGAGAAGAAATCAGACTTGTTCATCTGACTGTCACAGGCTCACGGTCAACAACAGCGGAAATATCTTCTCGTAGTGATAATATATCAGAACCAGATTATATTGATGAAGAAGTCGTACTGAATGTTAATGATAGTCTGTATCATGCTGATGGTTATATCAATCAGCGTGGGATTTCAGTCACCGACATTGATGAAGACCTTAATGGGGAAGCTGACAACCCATTCTTTATGAATTCGTTTGTAATTGATGATCGTGCAACTGATTTAGTATTATGGCAAAAAATTCAAGAAAATGGGTTTGATGTATGGTATCCTATTTCCACCAAAACCTCACCACGTGGCACATACCATAGTCCTCCTTATGTTTATACGGAGAATGATAACATCGGTGATGTTGTAAGTGGTTCAATTCATTATGATACACGCTCAAAAGCATGGTTAATTGCTGACCGTGAAACATCTAAATGGATAGTCGCTGATAAACAATCAGATTACAAATGGCGAGTTGGTCGTGATAACTTATCATTCAGATGGGAGCATTATACCAATGAGGATCAGCGTATCAACATAGTTCGTTCATCCATCATGGACATGTTCATACTCACACAACAGTATGATGATAATGTGAGAGCATGGATTGATACTGGTTCATCAGGCAAAGAACCGTCACCCGAAAGTGGCAACCAACTTAGACAACAGTTTAACCATCTACTTGATAAAAAGATGGCAACGGATAGCATTGTGTTTAGCCCAGCTAGATATTCGTATCTATTTGGTAATGAAGCCAAAGCGGAACTTCAAGCTAAGTTTGTCGTTATTAAGACACCTTCATCAACCTTACCAGATTCTGATTTAAAAATTAGGATTGTGAATGCCATTAATACATTCTTCGATCAGTCATTATGGGACTTCGGTGAAAGATTTTATTTCACTCAATTATCCACATTCATACACCAATCACTGTTAAGTGAAATTGATAGTGTAGTTATCGTCTCTAAGACAGGTGAAAACTTTGGTCATATGTTTAGCGCAAGGGCACAACCCGATGAGATATTCTTGAGCACAGCAGGTGTTGATGAGGTCGAAATAGTTCAAAGTTTCACAAATAGCAAGATAAACAGATAATAAAAATCGTTTAGAAACAGTAGGTTATGGTATTAGTCAAATAAAACACATATAGACCCCTTTTAATTTGTGATTGCCACATGTATATAACAATCATCCGACACGGAATTATCAATAAGTCGGTCTTGAAAGGAATATGATTATGGGTGTATCCACATCACTAGTAACCGAGTCTAAAACAATTGCTGATGCAGTTCTTGAACAAGACTTTATGTCTAACCACACTGATGAAACAGTCGAAGCTGCTGAAGCAGTCATTGAAACTGTTTCACAAATGTCAGATATCTCGGACAAAATCGCTGTAGCAGGTATTGCTAATGCTGTTATGTCAATGATTCTTGAAAGCGGTATTTCTGCTGAAGTCATCCTTAGTGAAATCAATCACCAAGGTTCTGACATCTTCGGTGTAACACTAATGACACATCAGAATGACACATCAGAAACAGTATCTGAAACTGTAACACCAACATCATTCAAGGGTATGACTGCTCCGCGTAAGCTTACCCAAGAAGAAATTGATGCGTCTGTGACTGATGATGCCATTGTCTCATTTGAAAATGGTAAAGCATACAAAACTATCATGCGCCATTTGAACCATGAATCTGTTGGTCTCACACCAGATGAGTATAAACAGAAATGGGGTCTTCCTGATGATTACCCAATGGTATCTGCATCATACTCTCGTAAGCGCAGTGGTCTTGCAAAAGAACTTGGACTTGGCCGCAAAAAAGGTAATGGTCCAACGCAAGCGGAACTTAAGGCAGAAGCTGATAATAAGCTCGCTGAAAAGACTGACTACACACTGAATGGTCAAGCATTACCACAAGGTGTTGTCGATGTTCTGTCATCAACAGCTAAGCGTAAGAAAGAAATCACGGAAGGTCAGGTTATTACTGCAACAGTGACTGATGAGCATATCATCTCTCTAATTGATGGCAAACCTTACAGGACACTTCCACGTCACTTGTCTTCAAATGGTATGTCACAAGAACAGTATCGTGAGACTTATGGTCTTTCTGATAAGTATCCAATGTCGTCATCATCATTCAAGCCGGGTATTAAAGCTGATAAATCATAAATCAGTATAATACTTTCTTAGACAAAAAAGCCCATCATAATTATCATGATGGGCTTTTTATATATGTTAAATCATATTATGTGTATTTGATTTGTGTGGACAGTCTCTTCGTGATACGGTCAATAAACATATCAGCAACTCTGTCTCTATCATCAGTATCAGGCTCAACTGATGCGGATACAAACATACTAAGCTCTGTGAGAAGTCTCTTAAGTCTATTTCTGTTTAAGCGAACCTGTCTAGCAATCGTTTCATTCTCTGAAGGATCATCAGTCTGTGTGCGTAATGTTGCTTCAACTAATGAAATTAAACATACAACAGCTTTATCAAAGTCTTTTGTTTCACCATTTTCATCAGTTCCCACAATAGGGCTTCTAATTGCATCATCAGCGCCCCCAGATGGCCGCACAAGCTCGATACGGTCTCCCACAGTCCCACCCGTAAGGTCTTCAGTTATAATGCCTCCTGTGGACGTTATTTCAGCATTACCAGATGGTCCTACGATATTTGACACAATAGAAATATCCCCATCCAACATTGTGAACGTATAATCTTCTTTTAATGACTCATAATTTTCTAACACCTCATAAAGATTATTGATTGTCTCATCATCATTATCACCAATCACCACATCATTTGCGGCAATAGAGCCATCTTGTAATGTGAATGTGATACCACCAATGACCAATGTATCATCAACTTCTGCATCATCGACTTTAATAAGTGACGAAGCATGAGTATCAGGTGTCGATTGTTCAATATTAATACCATTGAAGCTATCACCATTATGACGACATACAGCACTGATGACACTTCCATCACGAGAATATTCAAAATCACTAACAGTGCCATTATCAGAAGCTTCTAACACTTTGAGTAATGCTGTTGCACTCTGAATAGCTGTGTTACCAATAGCTACTTCATTGTCTTTTGATTGTGTTTCTACAAAATTAAAAACAACATCATCAATTATAACAAAGTCACCTAATACTAAGGGATTCGTAATATCAATTGTAAAGACAGTCGGAGAACCACCTTCTGTTCCTGATACTGATTCATATAATGTGTTAATTGTTTCTGTGCTAAATATCATGCTGTTATTATCCTTATAATTTGGTTCTACTATATTTAGTTAAAAAGTTCTTGCATAAGAGTTTCAAAGTCATAACTCTCAAATGTCATATCAATATCTAATGGTTTTGCACTTTCAGTAGCTATTGATGAGTATCTTCTAACACTAAGACTATCATTACGACTGGTCATTCTTTTTAATACTGTTCTAGGGGATTTAATATAAGCCTCTGTTTCATCCATACCCTCAAGTTTTAATTCTGTGGGTACATTTCTAGGCTCTTGTAAGACACTCAGATAAACAGTTTCAAATTGTTTAGCTCCAAATATCTTCTCAATAACAGCACGAGCTTCTGAATGTTCTGATGATGTTAGATTAAGTTCACCTGTTTCACCAACTTTCAGCATGGACCAACCCTTAGCTGTAGCATACTTAATCACTTCAACATCATAATCTTGATCAAAAAAACTACGCTCCTGTTTTACAACCCATTCAGGAATATCAAATACATCTGCATTAGCGAGTATCATCTCTGTGTGTGTCGTCCATGATTGTGTTGAATACATAGTCTGATTAAGATCATAATTATACATACTGTGTTTCCAAATCATATCAGACTTAGGTAACCCACTATCAGTACGCGTCTTATCACGCACATTCATAATATGATCTTCTTTTTCAACTATTAGTTGTTTCTTCACATCATCAGTCATAGACTCCCATAATTGTGGTCTTGCTACGCTATTTCTAAAATTTATCCATAAATTCATTGTTCACCTCATAATGATATTTATCTTTTTTGCACATCGGGTTACGTTTTTTCAATTCTTTTGTGAAAATTGGTCCATATATTAAGAGGTAAGCAGTTTTTTTGCTCGTTTCCTCTAACTTACCACGATGATATGAGAAATCACATTATCAGAAACAAGAAATGTCAACGAAGTGCCAACTCTTCTTTAAAGTTGGTTAACAACTCAGGGTTCTTTCTTGGGCGATATGATGAATAACCAATAGTGGGTAAGGAACCATTATCATTATAGCGTTTCAACTCCCCGCCATATCATCCAAGGGATTGTCATAGGGATGATGAAGACTCGACATAACTATATGGTACTACGAAAGTAGTATGACATTGGTCTA